TTTGAATCAACTAGAAGTGAAAAAGTTTGATTGGAAGATTGGTCAAAAGAATGAAGTTGGTATTATAGCTCAAGATTTAGAAAAATCTCACCCTGAATTTGTTGGTGAAGATGAAGAAGGGTTTAAATCAGTTAAATATATAGATTTATTAATAGCTAAAATTTCAGAACTAGAATCTCGTTTAGCAAAACTTGAAAAATAATGGGTGTACCAAATACGACCACATTTAGTTTGAATGATGTAAAGACTGCTGTAGGCAACTTTAGTGATTTAGCAGATCTTTTTAAACAAGCAGACTCAGCTCAGTTTGACCCTTTATATTCAGGTAATAAAGATAATTTACTAAATTTTAGAAATTACGGCAATCAACCAGTATGGAGGTCGTTTAATGCTTATGGGCCAAGTAAAACGGAAGACAGTAAACTTTGTGGGTCTAAACCTAATGTTACATTATATTACAAAGGAACAGGTAGTAGCTGTATTCAAATTGGAGACTTAGTTTGCAATAATAGTTCAGGAAGTAATTGTAGACTAACTACAGGATATTACTATACGACTAGTTGTTTTAACGAATGGATACGAATTATTTATGATTTTAAATCTTCAAGTTATACGGTAACAAATTTAGGATACTGTTATCCACCTTAAATAAAATAAAATGGATATAAGAAAAATATCAGTCGGAGCAGACTATAAATCGAGTGCAATGCACTATATTGTAAATCAAGAAATTTTAAATGCAAATTATATTATACATTTAATAAAATATGTATCTGAAAATGATTCAATAAAAATATGGATTGAAAACAAACAAGGAGAAATATTTCTTTGGAAAGAGTTTAATTCAAATATGCCAATATCAATCGAATATAATATAAATTTTGAATGAAATCACCTTTTTATTTCATTGTAAAACCAAGCAATGACAAAAGGTATGATAATACTAAAAAGATTGGGAATGTTAATTTTATAACAAGCACATCAAAAGAAGATCATACCGTATCAAATAGATATGCAATAGTTGTTGAAACACCAATAAACTATTCAGGCCCTATTAAAAAAGGGGACACACTTTTAGTTCATCATAATGTGTTTAAATATTATAATGACATGAAAGGAGTAGAAAGAAGTGGAAAGAGTTTTTTTAAAGATAATTTGTTTTTTATTGATTACGATCAATTTTTTATGTTTAAAAGTAAAGACACTTGGTCATGCCACTCAAAATACTGTATGGTAAAACCTTTACCTAAAAAAAACAATTACCTTAAAACACATCAAGACGAAGAACCTTTGACAGGTTTAATTAAATATACTAATGATTCTTTAATAGAAAAAGGAGTTAATGTAGGGGATAGAGTTTATTTTCAACCTGACAGCGAATATGAGTATAATTTAGACGGTGAAAAATTATACAGAATGTTTACTAATAACATAACAATGGTTTCATGAATAATATAGAATTAAAATTAGAAATAATAAAAGCAGGAAAGAAAGCTGTAAAAGAGCTTATAAAAGTTGCTAATGAAGGTATATTAAAAAAAGACTTAGATGGCTTAGCTCCTGATATTGCAGCAGATAGATTAAAGAATGCAGCAGCTTCTAAGAAGCTAGCTATATTCGATGCTTTTGAAATCTTATCTAAAATTGAAGAAGAAAATAGTATGATTAATACAGAAAACGTAGAAACAAAAGCAGCGCTATTTAAAGGCTTTGCAGAAGGTAGGTCAAAATAATGTATACACAAACTTTATATAAAATACTTGAAAATGTTGTACCTGAAAAGGTATTAAATTCTTACAATAAAAAGAAGGCATGGAAGTATGGATATAATAAAGAATATGATATTGTTATTATTTCAAAAGACGGCACAATTGGTGATGTATATGAAATACAAAAATTAAGAATAGCCTTACCAAAAGAAAAAGATGTTCATAGTTTTAAAAATAATTATTGGGATAAATATCCTGATACTTTTAAAGAAATATGGTATGACTATATTGACAAAGAATTTGAAAGGCGTGAAAAAGGTTTTTGGTTTAATAACAAAAATGTTCCTACTTATATTACTGGCTCTCATTACATGTACTTGTGCTGGACCAAGATTGATGTTGGGCAGCCAAACTTTAGAGAGTCCAATAGATTATTCTATTTATTTTGGGAGGCATGCAAAGCGGACATTCGTTCATACGGAATGTGCTATCTTAAAAACAGGCGTTCAGGCTTTTCGTTCATGTCCTCATCAGAACTCGTGCATGCAGCAACCACCTCACGTGACTCACGTTTTGGCATATTGTCAAAGACAGGGTCGGATGCTAAGAAGATGTTCACTGATAAGGTCGTTCCCATATCACTTAACTATCCCTTCTTCTTCAAGCCTATCCAAGACGGAATGGACAGGCCGAAGACGGAGCTTGCCTATAGAGTCCCTGCCTCCAAGCTTACCAGAAAAAAACTTGATGCGAATCAAGCCGTTGAGGAACTTGAAGGTCTCGACACCACGATTGACTGGAAAAACACAGGGGACAACTCGTATGATGGGGAAAAATTAAAAATACTTGCTCACGATGAAAGTGGGAAATGGGAAAGACCTGATAACATACTAAATAATTGGAGAGTTACAAAAACTTGTTTAAGATTAGGTTCTAGAATTATTGGAAAATGTATGATGGGAAGTACATCTAACTCAATAGAAAAGGGTGGAGGTAACTTTAAAAAATTATACGCAGATTCCGATGTGGGAAAAAGAAACAAGAATGGTCAAACTAAAAGCGGACTATATTCACTTTTCATCCCTATGGAATGGAACTATGAAGGATTTATAGATGTTTATGGATATCCTGTATTTGATGAGCCAAAAGAAGCTTTAGAAGGGCCGTTTGGAGATGTAATAGATGAAGGTGTTATTAATCATTGGAACAATGAAGTAGAAGGTTTAAAGTCTGATCCTGATGGATTAAATGAATATTATAGACAATTTCCTAGAACAGAGTCTCATGCATTTAGAGATGAAAGCAAGCAATCGTTATTTAATTTACAGAAAATTTATCAGCAGATAGATTACAATGATTCTTTAATAAAAGACAGGTTTGTAACAAGAGGTTCTTTTAGTTGGAAAAATGGTGTTCAAGATACAGAAGTTATTTTTTCACCAAATGATAGAGGCAGATTCTATGTTTCTTGGACTCCCAACAAACAACTACAAAACAAATACTATTATAAAAATGGAGTTAAGTATCCAAGCAACGACCATATGGGAGCGTTTGGTTGTGATAGCTATGATATCTCAGGAACAGTAGGAGGTGGAGGTTCTAACGGAGCTTTACATGGAATGACTAAGTTTCATATGGATGAAGGCCCAACTAGTGAGTTTTTTTTAGAATACATTGCTAGGCCTCAAACTGCAGAAATATTTTTTGAAGATGTTCTTATGGCTTGCGTATTTTACGGAATGCCAATTTTAATAGAAAACAATAAACCTCGTTTATTATATCATTTTAAAAATAGAGGATACAGGGGTTTTAGTATGAACAGGCCTGATAAAATTTATACTAAATTATCAAAAACAGAAAAAGAATTAGGAGGAATACCTAACAGTTCAGAAGACGTAAAACAAGCGCACGCAGCAGCTATAGAGTCGTATATAGAAAAGCACGTGGGTTTTGATATGTCAGGTACATTTAGGGAGTCAGATTTAATAGGTTCTATGTATTTTATTAGAACACTAGAAGACTGGGCAAGGTTTAACATTAACAACAGAACTAAGTTTGATGCGTCAATAAGTTCTGGCTTAGCTATTATGGCAACGCAAAAGAACCTTTATCAGCCCATTAAAAAGAAATCAAAAATAAAACTTAACTTTGCAAGATACGACAATAAGGGAAGTTATAGCCAAATTATACAATAAATGGAGGATGTAAAAATCACGTTAAATCCCACAGGTTTTCCTAGTCAGTTTGTTTCAGACAAAGAAAAGGATTCCTTTGAGTTTGGATTACAAATAGGACAAGCTATTCAATATGAATGGTTCAGAAAAGATGGTGGACAAAGTAGATTCTACAATCAATGGGCAGACTTCCATAGATTGAGACTATATGCTCGTGGTGAGCAGTCAATACAAAAATACAAGAACGAACTTGCTATAGATGGAGATTTGAGTTATCTCAATCTTGACTGGACTCCTGTACCTATTATTCCAAAATTTGTAGACATTGTTGT